TCATGGCAGGTATTGATATAGCTAAGATATCTAGCTATTTTGGAAAGCAGGTCGCTTCATTTTTAGGTAAAAGAGGGTCTCTCAGACTGTATGTAGCTGGATATTCAAATTTCTTAAATACCTTTAGTGGAAATATCTATAGCATAGGACTTTGCTCAGAAAGAAATTTTTCAAAAATATCAGACTTATTTAATGACCTTGGCTTCCCAGTTCAATATGAAAACGTATTTGACTCGTTTACAAGTGTCACCCAGATATACGATTCTGGAGAAGGAGCTCTGGCAACTGCAGCTACTGGAGGGTACTTTGATAATTCTGGTAACTTTATTTCTGTTCCAAATTCATTCTGGAGCTTTTATTTAGATGGTGGGCAACCATCACAATTTGCAACAACAGTTATTTCAGATCACATTGCTAGCTATACCCTAGTTCCAAATATATATATGGGAAAGTTTAATCTAGACGTTGCTATAGACGGGTACTGGGAAGACTATATACCACTAACATATTTAGCAAAGTATGTAGACGATGCCCGTGGAGATAAGTATTACGATCTAGACTTTATACAGTTTAATATCAACTACCCAGCACCATCAAGATTTATTGAAGAGGTGCAATATGGCTCATGGACATATGATGAGCTTCAAAGTGAATATGCAAACCCAACCCAGAGCGATTATTCAAAACTAGATAATCATCTAATCTCTGGGTTCAATGATTATGCTGACTTAAAAAATAGAGTTGTCAGGACATATCGCTATGACACATCAGAATCATTTGTAAGAACATACATTTCTTTTCAAAAAGTGTCTGACGGTGCAAATTTAAATTACAAGTCATTTTCTAGAACGGTAGAAGCCTCAAGAACTGGCATAGTTGAACCAGACTCTGAGTGGATGAACACAAAGTACGAAGTTGTAGACAACATGATAATTTATCCACCTTCTGGGGTAGACCTAAACACACTAGCAATAGTTACTCATATTGAGGTAAAAGTTCCTGCAATATCTAAAAAGCCAATAAAGCTAAAAACATTACAGTATGCATCACAGTCATTCAGTTATAAGTCACCAAACTATGTTGGAACAAGATTCGGTAGCAGAATCTACCCATATAAGAAAAATGGAGCATACTTTGACTATAAGTCAAGAAATCCATTCTCAATATATAAGGGCAGTAGCCCATACCTATACATGACAAAAACAAGTGGAATTCAGCTACGTGGCGAGATGAGGTCGCTGGAAAGCCGTGGCTTATCAATTCCAATCAATTCTGAGATAGCTAGCAGTTACAAAATAGCTACAATGCAACTGGCAGTCAGGTACGACGAGGAAGCATTTCCAGCATCACCAATGGAAATATTTGAGATTGAAAGCAAAAACTCGTATATAAAATTCTACATGGAATCAATTCATAAGTTTGGAAAAAGAGCAAAAATCTACGCTATAAATGCAAATACTGGAAAAAGAGAGAATGGGATATTTTTCTACCTAAATGGAAAACTTGTTAAGGAACCCGTAATAACCATAGCAGAATGGTCCATGCTTGGTATTGGTTTTGGATCCCCAATAGATTTTAGCAACACTCCTGGTGCTTTTAGGCTTGTTGGACCAATTCTGATGAACAGTTTTTCATACTATCAGTTTACGAACCTACAAGAAACCCAGCAGACGGCAATTAGAGAATGGTTGTTGGTTAAGGAAAAGAACTCTGAGGACATTGTCTGGAATTTTTGGTACCCAGCATTCCTATGGCAAGGAGTTCTTGTTATATCTACAACAAGTTTTTATGGAATTACCCCAGAGGACATATATAAAACATATACTGGAACAAATAAAATAATAGTTGATGACGATATACCATTTAGACTTACTGACTACCAATACTCATCATTAAACGATGTTTCTTGGATTACAAAAACTGTATTACCTGCATAATGTGGTATACTAGTGGTTATGAATTCTGAAAATCTTAAATTTCCTGGTCAAGTTGGTGAATCAAAAATACAAATACTGGATAAACAGTATGACTGGGGAATTTATTTCTGGAAAAAGGCCAACGGCAAGCCTTTTACAGATGGTCATGGAAACGTATTAAACATACCGTCCCATAGGGGTGACGCACTTCAGATTCGTAAGTTACAACAGGAAGCCACCGCTTTAGGTCAGGGCGATGGCTCATATGAATTCATGCCAGGAGTAGACCGCATTTCTGATGAAGAATATAGTGAACAGCTAGACAGAATGAAGCAGGGACTTATACCAAACATGAATGACCTTGGAGCGGTGATGGCAGCAAAGCAGACATTGGCTGCATATGGAGATAGTGATGAGTAGCGAGTATTACATTAGAGATATTGGACTTCCAGAGGCAGAGGAGCAGAGAGATCTATTTAAAGATCAGGATCCGTTTGCAAAGAACTGGGATGACCTTAAGACACTATCTGGAATAGATAAGAATTTTAAGCGCAGAACAGACAGACTAATAAAGGCAAACAATGTGCCAATGGTTGAAACCTCTATGCAGTACAACCAAGTAGATGTTACAAGTATTGGATATCAGGATAGTGCTTTGGCAATTGCTCGTGGAAAAGACGGGGCATACTCTAAAGAAATAAACCCAGGAAAAGTTTATAGAAATGGTTATGGCATGTTCGATGTCATTACACCACCATGGAACCTATATGAACTAGCGAACTATTACGACACATCTTTCGCCAACCACGCAGCTATTGACGCTAAGGTAGAAAACATTGTTGGTCTAGGCTACGATTTCGAAGTTTCTAAGAGAACAATGATGTCCCTAGACTCTCACGATAATCCAAGTGCAGTAGATAAGGCAAAGAAGCGCATAGAGCGCATGAAGGTAGAGCTTCGTGACTGGCTAGAGAATTTAAACTCAGAAGATTCTTTTACTAACACAATGATGAAGGTATATACAGATGCTCAGGCAACTGGAAATGGGTATCTTGAAATTGGTAGAACTGTAACTGGAGAGATTGGTTACGTTGGTCACATTCCTTCTACAACTATGCGTGTTCGTCGTCTAAAAGATGGATACATACAGATTATTGGAAACAAGGTTGTGTACTTTAGAAATTTTGGGGCAAAGAATCCAAATCCAATTACTAACGATCCACGACCAAATGAGATAATCCACTTTAAGGAATACTCTCCTCTTAATACTTTTTATGGTGTCCCAGATATCATGTCTGCAATATCTTCGCTACACGGAGATCAGCTAGCATCACAATACAATATTGACTACTTTGGCAATAAGGCAGTTCCTAGATATGTTGTAACACTCAAGGGTGCGAAACTATCTGAAGAAGCTGAAGATAAAATGTTCCGCTTTTTGCAAACAAGCCTAAAGGGTTCAAATCATAGGACACTGTACATTCCACTACCTGGAGACTCAGACACAAACAAGGTAGAATTTAAGATGGAACCTATTGAGAATGGTGTTCAAGAAGCATCATTCAATGAATACAGAATTAGAAATCGTGACGATATTCTTGTGGCACACCAGGTGCCACTATCTAAAATTGGTGGTGGAGATTCTTCTGCTATTGCTGCTGCTCTAGCACAAGATCGTACTTTTAAGGAGCAGGTAGCCAGACCAGCACAGACAAATCTAGAAAAGCTGCTAAACAAGGTTGTTCGTGAAAAAACAGATATTCTAGAATTTAAGTTTAACGAGCTCACATTGACAGATGAAATAGCTCAGTCTCAGATACTTGAAAGATACGTTAAGAACCAGATTATGCTTCCAGACGAGGCACGTGAGATCCTAGGGCTTCCACAAAGACCAGATGGCGATGGAAACACACCACTTGAGTTAGGTGCCAAGGCAGCTGCAGATGTTAGAGCTAATGGCGGCAGGTCAAGAGATGCCGAAAGAACTAACAATAACTCAGACAGTTCATCAACTGTTTCTGGAAGAAACCCAAAGGGAGAGGGAAGGTCTTCTCAATAAGTTATTCACATACTTATTAACATTTTATTAACATGTTATAAAAAAGGCCTTATAATTAAACTACCATGACTATTGCTAAAGCACACTGGAATTCTGATGGCGACAATGTTCGCCTATCAATGCCATTCTCTAAAGTAGACAAAGAGCGTAGAATCGTATCTGGTTTTGCGACACTTGACAATGTCGACCGTCAAAAGGACATTGTAACATCTGAAGCATCTGTAAAAGCTTTTTCGAAGTTCCGTGGAAATATTCGTGAAATGCACCAACCACTTGCTGTTGGTAAAATGGTGGCATTTAAAGAAGATAAGTACTTTGACCCTGAAACAAAGAAGTTTTATTCTGGAGTATATGTATCAGCTTATGTATCTAAGGGTGCTCAGGACACTTGGGAAAAAGTTCTAGATGGAACTCTTTCTGGATTCTCTATTGGTGGAAGAATGAATAAGTGGGATGACGCATATGACGAAAAAATGGACACCCCAATTAGAATTATTAAAGAGTATGATCTAGTAGAGCTTTCTCTTGTAGATACCCCAGCAAATCAGTTTGCAAACATTTTGTCTGTAGAAAAGAACTCAGATGGTGTTGACATGATAAAGGGAGAGATTGTGGATACAGCAATTGAAAATGTATTCTGGGATAAGGATTCTGGCATTGTAATAATTTCAGAAGAAGAGGTTGTCAAGTCACCTGCTTCTGGAGAGCCAATGCAAAATATAGGTTTCGTTGAAAAGAATGATAACGAAAAAACAGATATGATAAAGTTCTTAGTTGATAGTGCTAAAGGCATTAAGACTGAGATTAATAAGGAGGCAAGTCCTATGACAGAAACAACAAATGACATCACAGAAAAGTCTGATGATGTAGTTGAAGAATCACAGGTCGCTCCAGAGGCAGATGCAGCAGTTGCAGCAGCAGATGTAGAAGTAGAAAAGTCAGCAGACGCTGACGAAGACGATAAGCCAGGTGCTGTCGAATCTGAAGATTCAGATGAGGACGACAAGGAAGAGAAGTCAGATTCTACAGAAACTACTGTTGAGGCAGCTGAAGAAGTATCTAAGTCAGACAACACCGTATCACTTGAAGTATCTATTGCAGATGTTAAGGATGTTGTTACAAAAGCCTTTAGCGATCTAACTGCTGTTGTTCAAGCCCAGGCTGAACAAATTGCAGAACTACACAAGTCACTTGCTGCAGTAAAAAATGAGGTAACTGCAAGTAAAGACGTGTTTAATGAGTTTGGAAAGAGAGTTGACGCAGTAGAAGCAGATACAGCTTTCCGTAAGTCTGGCGATCTAGGCGAGATCGTACAGGAAAATGAACCAGAACAGGTTCAAAAATCCCTATGGGGCGGTCGTTTCCTCAAAACTGCCGATTTATTTAGATAAATATCACTTAGGAGGTGACAATTATGTCGGAAGAAATTAAGAAGAATAACCCTGACGCAGCTGGTGACAACTCTGGTCTATACAACGGAGAAGGTGCCTTTGCTTCAGGTTCAGATGCAGGTCAAAGTATTCCTGGTAACTACGCTAATGGCGGAGCTATTGGAAACATTGACACTCCACTGACTGGACTTACAACAGGTCCAAACGCTGTAAACCCTTCTGGTGAGGCAGGTTCAGGTATCCTACGCCCAGAGCAGGCACGTCGTTTTATTGACTACGTGTGGGATGCCACAGTTCTCGCCAAGGATGGTCGCCGTGTTACCATGAGAGCAAACACTATGGAGCTCGAAAAGGTTAACGTGGGAGAGCGTGTTATCCGTGCTGCGACACAGGCAAATGGTGACTACACCAACGCAGGTGCTGCATTCACAAAGGTAGAACTTACAACCAAGAAGATCCGTCTTGACTGGGAAGTATCTGCTGAAGCTCTTGAAGATGGAATTGAAGGAGGTGCTCTTGAGGACCACCTAGTACGTCTAATGACAAATGCTTTCGCAAATGACATTGAAGACCTAGCTATTAACGGTACTGGAACTGGCTCAGATGCATTCCTTTCAATCATGGAAGGATTCAAGGCTAAGGCTACTGGAGGAGCAGCTCACGAGTCTGTTGTTACAGTTGCTGACAATGCATGGACTCCAGAAGTTATGCAGAACATCATCTTGGCAATGCCTCGTAAGTACCGTGCACTTAAGAATAACCTTAAGTTCTACGCTGGTACAGATGCATTCCAGGGAATCATCAAGCACAACGGCACACTTGCTGACGCAATTGCAGAAGCATTCGCAGGCACTCCTGCAGGTACTCCAGCTAACCGTCAGGCTTACCTAGACGGAACTGGACAGACCTTCGGTGGAGCTCGTACTACCCGTGTTCTTGGTATCGATGTTCAGGAAGTTCCTTACTACCCTGCAGGCTATGTAGATCTTACATTCCCTCAGAACCGTGTATGGGGATTCCAGCGTGACATCACTGTTAACCGTGAATACAAGCCAAAGAAGGACACCATTGAGTACACCGTATTCGTACGTTTCGGTATTCAGTGGGAAGAGGAAGACGCCATTGCGTTTGCCGATGCTGCAGCAGATGCTTAATCTGTAAAAGCAATCCTTTAAGAGGGGGCAGGAGTTTCGGCTCCTGCCCTCTTTTTAATATCTGTTATAATTATAGTTTAGGAGGTTATTATGTCAGATGAGATTAATAACGAAAACAAAGACTCTGTAGTTGCACCTGTAGAAGAAGCTATTGCCACAGAAGCGAAGACTGAAGAGGTAATATTAGATGCTCCAGTAGATGCAGAGCCAGTTAAAGAAGAGATCAAGGCGGAGCCAGAAATAATTGCAGCTCCAGCCGAAACAAAAGTAGTAAACGGTCTTGGTCCAGTAGAAAATGGAGCAATGGGCTCAACTTCTTTTGTAAAGCCAGAAGCCAAGAAGTCAGCAGCCAAGAAGGCAGAATCTAAGAAAGAAACTGTTGCCATTCACTCAACAAGAAATGTTACCTGGAGTGGAGTTGGTAAAGTTTATATTGGATACAACATTGTGTCTAAGGAAGCTTCTGATCAGTGGCTAAAGAGAAACCACGTTCGTCTAGCAACACCTGAAGAGGTTGCAAAGGAATTTGGTCTATAAAAAATGGAAATATTGAGGGTTCCACCATATCCAATCACAACAACATGGAATTTGCCAGATGCAAACTATGAATATATAATCTATGTTGAGGATTTGGTGGACCACTCAATTGAAGAAACAACCATTGTGTCAGATGCAAATGGCGTAGTTATCTACACATTGCCAGTTGCAAAAGTTCAGTTTGATCGTCAATTTTTAATTAGATTCTATGATACAGAGCATGAACACATTATTTATGAATCAAACTTAGATGTTATTCGCCCATATGTAAATCCTGCTAGTCTTGGGGCTACCGCATCAGAAATTGCGGAATATAAGAAAAATGAGCTTATTGCCAGAGCAATAATTGACTCATATACAC